AGGTTGAGTTACTTCCTTGGCAGCAAACAGTATACAATGATCCTACACGCTTTAAAGTTGTAGCTGCTGGCAGACGTACAGGTAAGAGTCGTCTAGCTGGTTGGGCGTTAATACTTGCTTGTCTGAACGCTAAGAAAGGTCAGGTGTTCTATGTTGCCCCTACACAAGGTCAGGCTAGGGACATCATGTGGCAGATGCTACTGGAACTAGGGCATAGTGTCATAGCCTCTAGTCATGTCAATAACTTACAGATCAAGTTTATCAACGGTGCTTTGTTAACCCTAAAGGGTGCAGACAGACCAGAGACTATGCGAGGTGTTAGCCTCAAGTTCTTGGTTATGGACGAATACGCCGACATGAAGCCAGAGGTCTGGGAGCAAATCCTGAGACCTGCTCTTGCGGATCAGAAGGGCGATGCAATGTTCATTGGTACTCCGATGGGCCGTAACCACTTCTACGACTTATACCAGTACGCTAGTGTATCGAAGGACGATACGTTTGTTGGTTATCACTTCACTAGCTTCGACAACCCACTGCTAGACCCTGAAGAGATTAGAGCTGCTGAGAAGTCTATGTCAGCCTTTAGCTTCCGTCAGGAGTTCATGGCATCCTTTGAGGCTCACGGTAGTGAACTATTTAAAGAAGAAGATGTTAAGTTTGAAGACGAGGAACCTGAAGATGGTGATTTTTACATTGCAGTCGATTTGGCTGGCTTTGCGGACGTACAGAAAGTCACTACCAAAACTAAACGTCTTGACCAAACAGCTATCTCAGTTGTTAAAGCGGGCGTGGAGGGCTGGTGGGTTGCTGATATTATACATGGCCGCTGGGGAGTTGAAGAGACAGCCAGAAAAATCTTTGGAGCTGTTGACAAGTATAAACCAGTTGCGGTCGGGATCGAGAAAGGAGCCTTAAAGAACGCGGTGTTCCCTTATCTAAACGATCAGATGAAGAAGAACCAACGCTTCTTTAGAGTAGAAGAGCTAACACACGGTAACAAGAAGAAAGTAGATAGAATTGTGTGGGCGTTGCAAGGACGCTTTGAACACGGTAACATTACATTAAACAAAGGCAAGTGGAATCCTCAGTTCCTCGATGAGCTGTTCCAGTTCCCTAATCCTTTAGTCCATGATGACTTGATAGATTCATTAGCCTACATAGACCAGTTAGCTAAGGTTGCTTACGCTTTTGACTATGAAGAAGACGACTACGAATTCCTAGACAAATACGCAGGGTATTAACTATGTTAGAAGACAACGACAATTTCGCTACTGAACAGAACCTCGAAGACTGGGTTATACAGAAATGTGACGACTGGCGGGATCACTTTGAAGCTAACTACTCCGAACGCTTTGATGAGTACTACCGTCTATGGCGTGGACAATGGTCTGCACAGGATCAAGCACGAACCTCAGAACGCTCTAAGATCATCTCTCCTGCACTACAGCAGGCTGTTGAGTCATCTGTAGCAGAGCTAGAGGAAGCTACCTTTGGACGTGGTAAGTGGTTTGACATTAAAGATGACTACATGGATCAAAGTCCAGAAGACATCGTTATGCTGCGTAACCACCTTGAGGAAGACTTTAAGAAGAACAAGGTACGCAAAGGTGTAGCTGAGTGTCTAATCAATGCCGCTGTCTTTGGTACAGGTATTGCAGAGATTGTCTTAGAAGAAGAAAAAGAAATGAAACCAGCTACGCAGCCTGTTATGGGTGGTGAGCTGACAGCAGTAGGCGTTACCATCGTAGACCGTACTTGCGTTAAGCTACGTCCTGTCATGCCTCAGAACTTCCTTATCGACCCAGTAGCTACTGATATTGACTCAGCTTTAGGATGTGCAGTAGACGAGTATGTGTCCTCACACCTTGTTGAGCAGCTACAAGAGAAGGGTGTCTATCGTGACGTATCTGTAGAGTTAGCTAGTACCGACTTTGACATTGAGCCAGATCAAGATTTAACTAGCTTTGAACAGGATAAGGTTCGTCTAACTAAATACTATGGTCTTGTTCCTCGTCACCTGCTTGAGAAAGCTATGAAGGATGACGATGCAGAAGATATAGAAGTTGTTGAGTTTGATGAAGAAGAAGACGATTCCTACTATGTAGAAGCTATGGTTGTTATCGCTAACAGCGGTACACTACTAAAGGCTGAGAAGAACCCGTACATGATGCAGGATCGTCCAGTCGTAGCATTCCCATGGGATGTCGTTCCTAGCCGTTTCTGGGGCAGAGGAGTATGTGAGAAAGGCTATAACAGTCAGAAGGCGTTAGACACAGAACTACGCGCTAGGATTGATGCTCTTGCACTAACCATCCACCCAATGATGGCTATGGATGCTTCTCGTATGCCTAGAGGCGCTAAACCTAGCATACAACCGGGAAAAACTATCCTCACCAACGGTAACCCTGCTGAGATTCTACAGCCATTTAACTTTGGTCAGGTCAATCAGATTACCTTTGCACAGGCTCAAGCATTACAGACAATGGTACAGACAGCCACAGGCGCTATTGACTCAGCAGGTATTGCTGGTTCCGTTAATGGCGATGCTACTGCTGCTGGTGTGTCTATGTCACTAGGTGCTATCATAAAGCGCCATAAGCGTACTCTTATTAACTTTCAGGAGTCTTTTGTGATTCCTTTTGTTACTAAAGCAGCTTGGCGTTATATGCAGTTTGAGCCAGAAATGTACCCAGTAGCTGACTATAAGTTCCATACGTCTAGCTCACTAGGTATTATTGCTCGTGAGTATGAGGTTACACAGCTTGTACAGCTCCTACAGACCATGTCCCCAGATACACCTATGTATCCTAAGCTGGTTATGTCGATCATTGACAACATGAACCTGTCTAACCGTGAAGAGCTTATCGCTACACTAGAGCAAGCTAACCAGCCTAACCCAGAAGCAGAACAAGCAGCGCAGCAAGCTCAACAAGCAGCACAACAATCTGAGCTACAGTTTAAAGCCTCGCAGACTGCTGCTCTTAATGGTCAGGCACAAGAGTCCGCTGCTAGAGCAAACAAGATGGCAGTGGAAGCACAGGCTATACCACAAGAGCTTGAGATTGATCGTATCAAGGCTGTAACAACAAACCTTAAAGCAGGAGACGCAGATGACAAGGAGTTCCAGAAGCGTCTAGAAATCTCTAAGCAGTTACTCAAGGAACGTGAAGTAGCTGTTAAAGAAGGTAACGTAGAAGCAGCACCAGCACCGCAACCAGCGCCTCAAGCGCAACCACTCCCACAAGCAACCTTACCACAAGGACAATTGCCACAATGATAAGCACAAGAGACTTAGAAAACGTAGTAGCTCAGGTCAACGCTAGATTTGACGAAATCAACAATAAGGTTGACAAGCTAGAAAAAGAGATCAAGGCCCTGACACAGGAGAAAGCCAGTGGCAAAGCCAGCAAAGGGCAAAGCAAAGGTTAAGGTAACAGCTAGCGGTAAGAAGGTTAGCTACGGTCAAGCAGGCAAAGCCAAGGACGGAGGCCCTCGTGTAAAGGCGGGGACTTCTAAAGGAGATAGCTACTGCGCTAGAAGCCTAGGCATTAAGAAGGGCTTACCTAAAGCTAAACAGAACGACCCTAACACGCCTAATAACTTATCACGCAAACGCTGGAAGTGTTCTGGCGCTAAATCGAGGAAATGACATGCCATACGGTACAGGTACATACGGAACAAAGGTCGGAAGACCACCTAAGAAGAAAAAGAAGCCAGTCAAGAAATGAAGGGTCAGACACACGGTGGCAAGGGAAGTACCACTAGAAAGACCGATTCAGCCAAGTTTGCAAGCAACTGGGACGCTATATACAACAAACCAGCACAGAAGTCAAGTAAAAAGAAGAAATAACGCTTGACTTTCTTATGCTTTTATGTTATAATAACTAGGTAACCTACACTTAAACAACTGTCCTTAATGGAGAAACAGTAATGATTGATAAAGATTTAGAGCTATACTACCGCAACGCGTCCGACATGTTTATAACTGAAGGCTGGCAGCAGCTAATCAGTGACCTAACAGCTAACGCAAACAACATTAACTCTGTTGAGTACACTAAGGATAACGAAGACCTGCACTTCCGTAAAG